ATCAATTATCAGCAAGTCGGTCGCAATTCCCGCCACTGCCTCAACCGTGCACGGCACGGCTCTAATAACGCTACCGTTTCGAAACTCAACCTTGTTTTGCGCCAGCGTAGCAACTTCAGCGGTAACTTGGTCGCTAACCCGACAGAATTGGCGCACATATTTAAAAGTTACGCTACTTGCGTGTTTTTCCGAAGTGCTCAAAACGACGACGGTAGCGCCCATTCGTGCCAGCGCCCAATAGACCGCCACGATAGCGCTGAAAAGCGACTTACCGACCCGCTTGGGCACACAAATGACGACGACCTTCCAGCGGGGGTCTTCAACTTCCCGCAGCCAGCGTCGTTGATAGGGAGTTAGCCTAACCTTTTGCTTGCGGTTATGCTCAAACACAAACAGGCAGTCTTCGGCGAAATCGGCTATGCTGGTGTAGCGGGAGAAGTCAATCTTGGGGGCTTCAATCTTAACCTTCCGCTTAGCAGCCAAACCCCATCACCCCCTCGCCTCGCCGCTATCTTCTTCGCTTTCGCCGTTACTCTTGCCCAACTTTTCAACCTTAATGTTGCCCACCTGCAGAAACTTGAGAGGCGACGGGGCTAACAAAGCGATAGCCGCTATGGTTGCCGAGAGCGCCACACCGTCTATGCCCTTCCAAAGCGCTATCGCCTTAAGCACGACGATAGCCGTAATCGCATAAATCAGCAAAAACAATTTCGCACGCTCGCTCATTTTTGCTCATCACCAATCCCACTTAGCGGGGGGCGCAAGTGTGATTGGTGATTGACATGTTGAAGAAGTTGCGGGAAATCGTGCAAAAGTGGCTTTACCGAGACGCTGCGGGGGATGTCTACTTCTTTGAGACCGACACGCCTAAAAGCCCACTTGCCGACATCATCCGCAACCCTATCGTGCGGGCTGCCTTAAGTCGCATCAGCAACTCAGCCGCTTCCGTGCCCCTGCTGGTCTACAACGGCGAATTTGAGTTGAGCGAAGACGACCCCAACCTCGGGCACTTAGCGAAATCCGTCGCCGTCGGGCTTAGCAACAACGACTTCACCGCTATCGCCGCAACCGACTTGATTGTCTTCGGTAACTCCTACTGGCTTATACGCAAGGTCGGGCGACGCTATCTCGGGCTTGACTACATTCACCCAAGCAGCATCAATTTCAGCCTTGACGAGAAAGAAGCCCAAATCATGACTGCCGAGAAAGTTGTGACCGTGCCAGTCGACGACTTAGTGCACTTCAAGTTGCCCGACCCGACCGACCCGAGGTCGCAAGGCTTATCGCTTCTTTATTCCATTCAAAACGCCGTAACCCTAATCAACGAATGCGACCGCCTCTTAGCCGAGTATCTCTTTCACGGCGCACAACCGCTGACAATCCTAATCACCAAGTCTTCGTTGCCCGAGGCGACTAAGCAGCGGCTTATTGAGCGCATTCAAAGCCGACACGGGCGGGGGCAACGCTTCAAATGGCTACTCCTTGAGGGCTCGGATTATGACACTAAGACGATAGACACTTCCTTCAAGGCGGGCGACTTAGTTGAAATGCGACGCATTTTGCGTGAGGAAATCTTAGCCTGCTTGAATGTGCCGCCCGCCGTCGTCGGGATTTACGAATATGCCAACTACGCCAACGCACGGGAGCAAACCAAGATTTTCTGGCGTGAAACCATCATCCCACTCCTTCGGCTAATAGAGGAAACGCTTAACACCCAGTTTTTCCCGAAGGTCAACCCGCAACTTTGGTGCTCCTATGACCTCAGTCAGGTTGAGGCACTCAAGGAAAACATTGCCGAAGTTGCTAACTCATTGGGCAATCTCGTTGACCGAGGCGTTATCACCATTAACGAAGCCCGTGAGGTGTTAGGTTTCCAAGACCCGTTGGTGTGGGGCGACTCATGGTGGGGCAACATTAACATCGTGCCTATCGCCCAGCAAAAGCCACAACAATCCAAGTCGGCAACGAGCGACGAATTGATTGTCGTCACTAAGCGAATTCCCCGCACTTACAAGGAGATGTGGCTCAAGTTTCTGCGGTTGCACGACAAATATGAGCGCCATGTGCGGGAAGCCATTAAAGACTACGCACAAGACCTGCGCCGACGCCTCAAATCCGACCTTAACGCCTACTTCCGCAAAGACATAACCGACTTTCTCTTTAACCTTGACGAAGAAGCCGAAACATTAGCCAAAATCTTGTTACCCGCCTTAGAGGATATTCTCCGAGACACGCCAAAAGCCTTTGGAGTTGAAGTAGACCCGCTCATTTACGACGCTAAGGTTAAAGCCCGCCTGATGACCTTCAAACGACGAATTCGCTGGATTACCGAGACGACATGGGAGCAACTCAAAATCAAACTTGGCGACGCTTTGGCGGAAGGCGGGGGTTGGAGCGACCTAATCGGGGCGGTTGAAGAAGTGTTGGGCGACTTAGAAACTTGGCGTGCTGAAAGGATTGCCCGCACGGAAACGACCGCAGCGCTTAACTTGGGCTATGAGGAAAGCCTTAAGGCTGTCGGCGTTAAACGCAAGATGTGGGTTACAGCCCACGACGAAAGGGTTAGAGAGAGCCACCAACAAATGGAAGGCGAAATTGTTGATATAGACGACTACTTCGTGTTGCCGTCAGGCGTCAGGCTGCGGTTTCCGTGCGACCCTGAGGGGCAACCCGAGGAAGTTATCAATTGCAGGTGCACTATAGTGCCTGTGGATTAGGCTGGTGAGCCAAAGTGAAGGTTGAAGTTTTCTCGTGTCGCTTCTGTGGTGAGGAAATAGCGCTGCTAATTTGGCTTGGTGACGACGAAAACATTCTGCGGGCGCAGGAAGTCGGTGCGTTAGTAGATTTACCCACTGTCGCCTGCAAAGCCGACCGCTACTTCGTCGTTTATCCCGACTTGCGTGAAATTCCCGAAAACAGCGTAGACGACTACCTATGCGACTGCTACTTCAAACACAAGTGCACGAAGGTGGGGGCGACGCAGTGTTGACGACGCCTAAGCCCGAAGTGGCTGGCGTCGGAAGCGGGTGCAACTCCCGCCGCCTCCACCTTTCGCAAGTGTTTGTGAAAACTTCATGGGGCTATGGTGAGAAGGAAGGTCACCAATGCAAGTGTGAATGGTGGGTAGGCATGAAAGGCATGCTCTACTTAGTCACAAAGCAAATCGTGCCCGATAGCGGCGGGGAAATCTATGAGGGTGTAGCCACGACAGCGGTCAAGGATAGGCTCAACGAAATCGTCAACCCTCGTGGCTGCATTAACCTCGACGACTACCTTGCTAACCCTGTGCTTCTTTGGCAACACGACCCCAACCGCCCGATAGGCAAAGTCGTCAATGTCGAAATCTCCGACGACGCAATCAAGGTGCAATTCGTTTTCGCTTCCACGCAGTTTGCGCAGGAAATCAAGCAACTTGTCGACGAAGGCATTGTGCGGGGTCTTAGCATTGGCTTCATTCCCCGCAAAGTTGAGGGCAAAACCTATGTTGAATGGGAGTGGATTGAAACTTCGGTTGTGACGCTCCCAGCAAATCCGCAAGCATTAATTCAAAAGGAGGGTGATAGCAACATGGAGTTAGTGAAGAAAGGCATTGTGCCTGACGACGACGCCGAGTTTCCGATTTACGAGGATTTTGACCGAGAGTGGGATAGCGACGAAAGTGAGAAAAGGTGGCGTGAATATGTTGGCGTAGAAACTAACGAGGATTTGCAAGACGAAGAAAAGCAGCGCCGCTATGCAAAACGCTTCTTCTGGGCTGACGACGAGCGGCTCGACACCTTCGGCGCTTACAAACTCCCGCATGTTGACATTGTAGACGGTAAACCTTACGCTATTTGGCGTGGCATTGTGGCTGCTATGGCTGCGCTGCTTGGGGCAAGGGGCGGGGTTGATATTCCCGAAGAAGACCGAGAAAAGGTCTATCGGGCGATTGTCAAGTATTACGAAAAGGCGGGTAAAGAGCCGCCCGAGTTTCACTCCTACACGCCTGAGGAAATTGAATTGCTTGAGGCTTGCGGGTGGGAAAACCCGCTCGCCTACATTCGCAAGTCATTGGAGCGATTGCGCCGAGAGTTAGAAAAGGCGCTTTGCAAGTGAATAAGGAGGTGCTTAACGCATGAAAGAAGTGTTGCAAGAAGTTGAAAAGACGCTTAACATCGTTTCTAACTTTGCCGACAAGGGAGCGGCGACCGAGCGCATGGTCAAGGCGCTTGAGGAAAGGGTCGCTAATGTTGAAGAAGTGCTCTCTAAGGGCG